TGTAATCCAGCCGCCTCCGCCACCCCCGCCGCCCGTGCAACCATACCAGAACAGAGAGCCTGATCGCCTGATCTTTAGGGACGAACGCAAGGCAGTCTCAATGGAGAACTTCCTGCGCTGGTTCCAAGCGAACAAGGATCGCTGCTGTGCGGAGATCAAGTTGCCGAAAGAAGCCCGCGCCATCGTTTCCAAGATCGTCAGGAAGCATGGGCTCACAATCGACGAAGCGTTCTGTTATTCACGCGTCCAGTTCCTGTCCGTATGCAGGCATGAGGTCTGGTTCGCTCTAATCTCGAACGGGTTCACCTACGCAGAAACTGGAAGAATGTTCAGCCGCGACCACACGAGCGTGCTGCACGGATCAATCAAGTGGAGAGAAACTAGTGGCAGACAGTATTCAGACTACATTACAGACCCGGCATCAGTCGCACGGAGACTTTCGCTACGTTTCAGCAATGTCCCAAAATCTAAAGCGCACGCTGAAGTCCTCGCGGTCGTTCGAAGACTTGGAGCAGTGGCAGCAGGAGTCTCTGGAGGCGATCTGCCTGAAGCTGGCAAGGATCATGTCGGGCAACAGTTTTGACCCGGATCACTGGCATGACATCGCTGGCTACGCATCACTCGTGGTCCGTGAGATCGAACGCAGAGAGATCGAGTACCAGCTGGAGCAGGGTGTACGCAAAGCAGCAGAAGAAGCCGCACGGCAACCGCCGAACATGGAAGAACTGATCAGGGAGATGCCAGATGAGCCGAGAGAATAACCAACTGGCGCAGTACGTCGCCCGGGTGGAAAAGCTGGAGGATGAGAAGGACGACCTGAAGTTGTCCATCTCTGACCTCTATACCGAGATCAAGGCGGCAGGTTATGACGCCAAGGTCGTCCGCAAGATCATCGCACTTCGGCGCAGGACGCCTGAGCAGCGGCAGGAAGAACAGGCGCTGATGGTCGTGTACATGGACGCACTTGGCATGGACGATCTGCCTTTGTGGAAGGCTATGGGGGGCAAAGATGGCGAACCTGACGCCTGAAGAAGCGCTGAACCAGCTGCGTGATGGCATCTATAGGGGCGAGACTGTTGTCACCTTCGACTACAACACAACCTTAGAGCTGTACAACACGTTCAAGGAGTTGAACTGGACGCACAAGCGCACGGTGGCCGAGTTGGATATGTGCAGAAAGGACAGGCTGCGCGACTACGAGGACAGGCGAAAGTCTGTTGACAGGTACTACAGCGTCCTGCGGCAGTATGCCTGCACCTGTCCAGAGCCATGCCCGGGTGAGACAAGGAACGCTGAATACTGCGGCTGGAACGCCCAGCAGGCAAATGGAGGATGAGATGACTGACGATCTTGTGGCGCGGCTGCGGCTTGCGGTGAACGAACTGTATGGAACGCACCCGTGCGGCCTAATGAACGAAGCTGCAGACCGCATTGAGAAGCTGGAAAAACAATTCGAAGAATTGCTAGTCCAGAATAACCGCTTGGAGGATTTCGTCACAAATGATTGCGTCCTACGAACAGAGGCCATGCTCCGCATGGAGAAGTTCAAGGAAGAAATAATGAATGTGCTGGAGGGGAAAGATGACTAACGATATTGTGGCGCAGCTGCGTAGTTCAGACTTTTGCAGCTGCGAAATCATCTACCGCGCCGCCGACCGCATTGAGCAACTCACCAACGAACGAGATAAGGCGGCAAGACTAGGAAAATCTGGTGGCTATAAAGCCACGCCAGAACACTCATGGGCGGAATGGTGTGATGAGCTTTATCGCGATCTGAACAAGGCCAATGACCGCATTGAGCAGCTAAAGGCTTTGATAGCTTTGATTGAAGACCTTGATCCTAACGTCATGGATGAAGCCCGCGCTGCGCTGGAGGGGAAAGATGGGCGATAACGTAGTGAACCTAGACGACCACCGCCCGCATGAGGCTCGGTATGTCGTCTGCATCAGATGCGCGCATGACTGGGTTGCCGTTTTTCCTGCAAACGTCGTGGGGCTGGAGTGCTCGGAGTGCGGAGAAATGGCTGGGGAGCCCGTCAACTACCACGATATTGATTGGTTCAACAAGTTCATGGGCGCATCAAAGGACAAGAAAGACCAGATGAAGCGAACGTATGTTTTGTTGAACGCAAAGAGGATGGGGCTATGAGTGAACCACAACAAGCCACGCCGCCGGAAGAATTAAGGCGGCAGATCATGGATTACAACGAACCAAAAAATGAACGCGAGTGGTGGGCTTGCAACCGCATACATGCCCTAGAAAAACAAATGCCCGCGATCCTCGAATATCTGGAGCAGCAGGCGGACGTGGTGGACGGTGACAACGGCATCCCGCATCCGAACAAGGCGATGACTTTGCTTGTCTGGCTGCGGCATGAGGTGGAGAAGAAAGATGAGCAATGATCTGGCGAAGCGTTTGCTAGAGTGTAGAGACGTGAAGTTGGAAAGCATTAAAGACCTTCATTTTGAAGCGGCGGGATACATAATCGGGCTGGAGAGAGCTTTGATGCTGGCAGAAAAAAGTCTCATGTTTTTTGCCGAACACGCCGATCAATACACCCAGCAGCGCCTCCGGTTAGTAAAAGAAATTGAGATCGTCCGCGATGCGCTAAATGGAAAACCATTCGACTGACGCAAAGAGCAGGCCGTCCCGAAACCAACGGTGACTGCAAACTGGCGTCAGGCGTAGGCGCAAAGCAAGTAGAGAGCGACCCGGACAGTCACAACACGGGGCCGAAATGTCAGCGCCGCCGTCATGCTGCATCGCGCTCTGGTGCAGGTGACACTGGGGACAAATAGCGCAAACACTTGTGGCGCAAAGCAAACAAGTTCATGTTGTTCATGCGTCGAACACAGGGGAGCGCAGATGGAAAGTTGTCTCAGTTGCAAGTTCACGTTGAGCAAGGATGGCGGGTCGCTGTCCTGCAATCGGTATCCGCAGCAGTTGCGGGTTGCCCGGTCGCACTGGTGCGGCGAGTGGAAGTCTGACCCGAACTACGTGATCCCGGTGAAGCGGACGAAGGAGCGACTGATGAAGCCAGCCGCCGATCTGCTGAAGGACATTTCAAATGCTGAAGGTTGAAGACGTGCAGGACATCCTGACGCTGTTGGAGCAGGAGCGCACGGCGCAGGGCAAGACTAAGCGGCAACTGTGCAGCGAGGCCGGGCTGTCCGCGATGACCTTCAATGCGCTGCAGACGCGGGGGACTGGCGGCACGGTCAAGAGCCTGCTGGCCTTCTGTGATGCGCTGGGCATCCAGATCACCATGCAGAGGAAGCAATGATCCTCGCCGTTGACCCGGGCGCATCTGGTGCGCTGGCTTTTTTCAACCCGGAGGCCGGGACGTTGGAGATCATTGATACGCCAGTCGTCGAGGTGAAACGCGGGACCAGGGTTAAGAAGGAAATCAGTCCGCAGATGCTGTCAGCGATCATCCGGTCGCGTGGTCCGAAGATCGCCATTCTGGAACTGGTCGGCGCGATGCCCGGGCAAGGCGTGTCAAGTATGTTCCAATTTGGACGTGGCGTTGGCATGTACGAGGGCGCACTGGCTGCACTGGAAATCCCGGTGACATACATCACGCCGATGGGGTGGCAGAAGGCAGTGAACGCACGATCTGGGAAGGATGGGAACAGGCAGCGCGCCGCAGAGCTGTTCCCGGCATATGCTCACCTGTTCGCCCGCAAAAAGGATGACGGTAGAGCAGATGCCGCGCTGATGGCGTGGTGGGCGGCAACACGATGAGGAGAAAGACGTGAGCAAGCACAGCGACAAAGAAGAAATGTACGACCTAATGGAGCAGGTCATGGAGCTTCTGGAGCAAAGAGAGCCAGCAATCGCTGTCGCCGCCGTAAGTCAGGCATTTGGCAACGCGATCATCTGTTCCACGACAAGTCAGGATCAGGCGCTGCAGCGGTTGTCCCGCTGCATCAGCCTCATCACAGAGATGTTCGAGGAGTACGAGCTGGAAAAAATGTGCCACTGGGAACACGAAGACTGACGGCCACGGGGGTGGACCATGCAAAACGATTACTTCAGCATCGAGGCTCTATCTGCGTCCGGCGCCAAGGAGCTGCTGCGATCACCGGCTCACTATCGGCACTGGAAAGACAATCCAAAAGAGCCCACTGCCGCAATGGTTTTTGGCACACTGGTTCACGCGCTGATCTTGGAGCCGGAGCGCCCGATTGAAAAGGTCGTCTCGATCAAGCAGCTGAACTGGACGACAAAGGAAGGCAAGGCAGAACGCGAGCAGCTGCAGAAGCTCGGGCTCCCGATCGTCAGCCAGCAGGATGCAGACAGGGCGCTGCTGGTGCGGGACGCCGTGTTCGCTAATGAAGAAGCAGCTGACCTGTTGACCGATGCTGTCTGTGAGAAGTCGTACACATGGACAGGCTACTCGGCTCGCGTGAAGTGCAAGGCAGGCGTGGATGCCGTGACGCCGCGTGGCATCGTGGACATCAAGACGACCATCGACGCATCGCCAGACGGGTTTGCACGGCGCATCCGCAGCCTGAACTACCATCTGCAGGCAGCACACTATATCGACGGACTGTCGAACGTGGACGGAGTTATGCACAACTTCACGTTCATCGCCGTCGAGACGTTCCCACCATATGCTGTGGCCTGCTACCAGCTGGACCGCAATGCCTTGTCGGCTGGCTATGCAGCGATGGATCGGGTCGCAAAGGTTTACGCAGACTGCCTTGCTTCAGGAAGCTGGCCTGCGTATCCGTCGAGGTCCACTGTTCTTTCACTGCCGCACCTGTCCGACATGGACATGGGCAGCGTGGACGCAGAGGACTTCGACTAACCCAGCTGTCGGGGGGACAGCAAACTCTGAAAACTGGAAAACGAGGTAAACATGGAAAACGCAAACACACGCATGGTCATCCGCAACGTGCGCCTGACCTACATGCACATCCTTGAGCCGCGTGCTGCTGCTGAAGGTGCTGACCCGAAATACAGCCTCACGATGCTCATCCGCAAGGATGACAAGGAAAACATTGAAGCCATCAAGGCGGCGATCAAAGCAGCCATCAGCAAGAAGTTCGGTGACAAGCCGCCGAAGGGACTGCGGAACCCGCTGCGCGATGGCGACGAGGTGGACGGTGAGACTGGCGAGCGGATGAAAGGCGGCGAGTTCGAGGGCTGCTACTATTTGAGCGCGTCGAACAAGAAGCCGATCAAGCCGGTCGTCGGTAAGGCCAAGTCGCCTGCAACAGCCGATCATCTGGTGAACGGGTACTACGGCTGCGTCGGCGTCAACTTCTACGGGTATGACGCGGCTGGCAACCGTGGCGTGGCTGCCGGTCTGAATGATCTGTGGATCACCAAGAAGGGCGACGTGCTGGCTGGTGCGTCCGTGGACTGGGGCAACGTGGAGGCCGATGACTTCGGCAGCACGGCGCTGTCCGGCTCGATGGATGACGAGGACGTATTCGCCTGATGAAGCAAGTTGGCCCGGTAGCGTATCTGGAACC